GGCATGGCATCAGGCGGTATCGCAAGAATGTTAGGTGAATAATGCCAGGACCTTTAGACAATTTAGAAGAAGCAATTAGAAAGCTTCAAGATTTATACGATGATCCAGACATCGTAATCCCTGCATCACAATTACCAGAAAAAGAAAACCCTTACAAAGATTTTGAAGATCGTAATCCAATGGCCGGGGGTGGTATGTTAGTGCAACCAAGTGCTGATGGATCAAGACCTGGGTATGCTAAACAGAAATCTCTTACAAAAAGAGAACAAAACATTTTTAATAATTATTTAAAAGCTAGAAAAAATATGAAATTAGATGCTCCATCAGACGATCTTAAAAATAAAATTAAATCTAAAGTTAGAGTAGGAATTATAGATAATCAAACAATTAAAAATATGAAAGAAAAATTTAGATATAAAAATGAAGATCAATACTTAAGATATGATACAAAATTAAAACGATGGGAAAAAACCGCAGGAAGAGATAGAACAAATTATATTCAAAAAAAGGGTGAAACTAAGTCTGAGTTTTTAAAAAGAGTTTCAAACATATCATCTAGATCTCAAACAAAAGCTAGAAAAAAACAAGACACTGCAACTATAAAAACAAGAACATACATAGACAATTGGACTAAAAATTGGTTAGACAACAATCTTAAAAAATATGGTGTTCGAAATTTTGATAAGATGACAACCAATCTTAAAAATGATTGGCAAAAAAATATTAAAGATTTAAAAATAGACAAAGGTTTTTTACAGGATCTATCTACCAAATCTGGTTTACCAAATGTTACAACTTCGAGAGAACTTAGATATGGATTAGAACCATTTAATTATAACGGTACACCTTTTTATACTTCAGCAGAAGTAACTAAAGCACCACTGTCTCAATGGCGAGGTTTGTTTTTTAAAGATAAAATACAAAATACACCTGGATTTAAACAAAAAATTTTAGATTATTTTAATTTTATTAATTTAGATAAACGAGGTCTTTACATGCAAGAAGGTGGTCAAACTGTAAAAGCATATAAACAAATTGCAGACAAGGATGTAATATATCTTTTATCTCCTGACGCAAATTTATTATCAAGCGCTAAATATAATTTATTTAATAGTATTGATGATAATTTTAGTGAGGCTTATAATAATTATACACGTAAAATTAATAGAAGTATTCAATGGAGAACAAGTGCTACAGCAATTGAAAAAGCATTGGGTTTAAAACCAAATTTTATTAAGAACTCAATGGATAAAGAAAAGAAAGCTCTTGCTAAAATTTTTGACGTAAAACAATTACCTGAAGAACTTAGATATACACTAGAACATGCTCAAGGAATATCTGCTGCTGCAAGAACAGGGGATAAAACAATCATGCAAGCAGCTGTAAATGATTTAATTGGTACAACTATAAAACAAAACAAAGCTTTAGGGTTTGGTGGTTTTGAAGCAAATAGAAACGCTTTAATTAGAGACATTACTGCAGGTGTAAATGTAAAAGATAATTTAAGTAGTTTAAATAAATTAACAGCTGACGCATACAAAGATTTTGGAATTAAAGATAAAGTTTACTCTTTACAAGACGGACAACTTACTTCAAAAAATATTTCACCTGCAACAACAAGAGAAGAAAGATTTGCACAATATTTTAAAGAGATAGATAAAACAACGGAAGGAAACATAGCGATTAAAAAAAAATATGGAAATTTAAAAAATCTTTTAGCTAAAATAGGTTGTCCAAATAAAGTGCCAGCAGCCAGTGGTGGAAGAATAGGATACAAAGATGGACCAGATGTTTGTCCTTCTAAAGGACTTGAAAAAGTTAGAACAGGAATGCAAAATTCAACTCCAGCACAACTTAAAAATTTTGATAAACTTGTAGCAGGTGTAAGAGCTATAGGTGCAAGTAACATAATGAAGTTTGGTATTATACCTGAAGCACTTTTTGAAGGAGCATTGATAGCCGACAAGATGGCTAGTGAAGGAGATAGAGCTATGCAAGGAGTAAGAAATTCTTATCTTGCAATACCCTTTCAAAAATTAGGTTTAATGAAAACTTACGAAGAAGGTAGAAGAGAAGAAATATTAAATCCTGAATTAATAAATAAAGATGCTGCTCCTTTAGGAGAAATGCAGAAAAAACAAGTACAGGATGTTTTTAATATGCAAGATGCTTTAAATAGAAAAAATCAACTATCACAAGAAATGTTTAATTTGCAAGAACAGAAAAAACAAACAGATGCAATATCAGATGGTTCTTTTGGTTATGTTGGAGATACGCAAGATTTAGATGATAAAATTTTAAAAAGAAGACAAGAACTTGAAGGACTATACGATGACCCACGTTCAAAATTAGAAAAAGTTAGTAGAGATGAGAAATTATTAACTACAAAACCCCTGGATTTAGATATTAAAGATGAATTAACTATGAACGCTTATAATCAAGCTGTTGAAAAAGCAGATGCACTTAGAGCTGGTAATATATTAGTTGCACCTGGAACTGGTTTTGGAGTTGATAAACAAATAAAAGAAAGAATGGAAAACTTACCCATAACTCCAGAATATGCAAAAGAACAACTACAGGCAACAGGAAAATATTTTAGAACAGGCTATACTCCTTTGAGTATGAATAGATTATTTAGATTGATGGGTAAACAAGATCCTGCATTTGGAATTGAAAAAGTAGGACCAAGAACAGGAAAATATAATGAACTAAAAGGTTTAAATGATTTTATGAATTATTTAAAAGCAGAACAATTTGCTGAAAATTTTAGAGAAGAAAAAGCAGGTGGCGGTATTGCAGGTTTATCTGGTGGAGTAGATGAAGGTCCACAAAGAAGATCCATGAACCCTGATTCACAAGGCTTGTCAGGTCTATTAAAACGTGGTATGAAAATATAGGAGTAATAAATGGCAGATATAGATAAAGGACTCCCTAACACTCGTACGAAAATTGATATCCCTTCAGAAGAAGAGATGGCAGAAGAAGTTAGTGTTCAGGAAGAAGATATTGAAAAAGGACCTGTAGAGGTTATCCCAGAAGAAGATGGTGGAGTTACATTAGACTTTGAACCAGGATCAATAAATGTACCTGGAACAGAATCACACTTTGATAACTTAGCTGATATTTTACCAGAAGATATTTTAGATCCGGTTGGAAATGAAATGGTTCAAAATTTTATGGACTACAAATCATCTAGAAAAGAATGGGAAAGCGCATATACAACAGGATTAGATTTATTAGGATTTAAATACGAAAACAGAACTGAACCATTTCAAGGAGCTTCAGGTGCAACACACCCCGTTCTTGCAGAAGCTGTAACACAGTTTCAAGCTCAAGCTTACAAAGAATTACTACCGAGTGATGGACCGGTTAGAACACAGATTATAGGACTTAAAAATCCTGCAACAGAACAACAATCACAACGTGTCAAAGATTACATGAACTATTTAATTATGGACACGATGAGTGAGTATGAATCAGAATTTGATTCTATGTTATTTCATTTACCACTAGCTGGATCTACATTTAAAAAAGTTTACTACGACGTACCACTTGGAAGAGTGGTATCTAAGTTTGTACCAGCGGATGAATTAATTGTTCCGTATACAGCTACCTCATTAGATGATGCGGAAGCAGTTATTCATACCGTGAAAATTTCAGAGAACGAATTAAGAAAACAACAAGTATCAGGATTCTACAGAGATGTAGAGTTAAGTCCTCCAAGCACAGATGCTAACGGAGAGTTATCTAAAAAAGAACGTGAGCTAGAAGGTACAAAGAAGACAGGTAAGAACGAACCTGTATATACTTTGTTAGAGTGTCACGTTAATCTAGATCTAGAAGGTTTTGAAGATGTTGGATCTGATGGAGAACCAACAGGAATAAAATTACCTTACATCGTTACAGTTGAAGAAGGTAGTAGAGAGGTTTTGTCTATTAGACGAAACTATGCACCCGATGATCTAAAGAAAAATAAAATTAATTATTTTGTCCACTTCAAATTTCTGCCAGGACTAGGATTTTATGGCTTTGGATTAATTCACATGATTGGCGGATTGAGCAGAACGGCAACGGCTGCTCTCCGTCAATTGCTAGACGCAGGAACATTAGCTAATTTACCTGCAGGATTTAAACAACGTGGTGTTAGAGTTAGAGACGAAGCATCACCAATACAACCAGGTGAGTTTAAAGATGTAGATGCACCGGGTGGAAATCTAAGAGATGCGTTCTTTCCATTACCATACAAAGAACCAAGTCCTACATTGTTACAGTTACTAGGTGTTGTTGTACAAGCAGGTCAAAGATTCGCGGCTATTGCTGATATGCAAGTGGGTGATGGTAATCAAGGTGCTGCAGTAGGAACTACAGTTGCATTACTTGAACGTGGTTCACGTGTCATGTCTGCGATACACAAAAGATGTTACGCAGCAATGAAACAAGAATTTAAATTATTAGGAAAAGTAGTTGCACAATATCTACCACCAGAATATCCATACGATGTTGTAGGTGGTCAGAGAAATATTAAACAAGCAGATTTTGATGACAGAATAGATGTTGTACCAGTTGCAGACCCTAATATATTTTCAATGTCACAAAGAATTACACTTGCACAAACACAATTACAGATAGCAACATCAAATCCACAATTACACAACATGTATCAAATATACAGAAACATGTATAATGCGATTGGTGTTAAAGATGTTGATGCAGTGTTACCTCCACCGGCGCCAATGGCACCTATGGACCCAAGTTTAGAACATATAAACGCTATGGCTGGTAAACCTTTTCAAGCTTTTCCAGGTCAGGACCACAGAGCACACATCACAGCTCATTTAAATTTTATGTCAACTAACATGGTAAGAAATAATCCACCTGTTATGGCTGCAATACAAAAAAATATACTTGAACACATTTCAATTATGGCTCAAGAACAGGTTCAATTAGAATTTAGAGAGCAATTAATGCAAATTCAACAGATGCAACAGATGGCTGCGATGGATCCACAAGTTCAACAACAGTTACAAATGATTACAAACCAAGTTGAAGCAAGAAAAGCTGTTCTAATTGCTGAAATGACAGAAGAATTTATGAAAGAAGAAAACAAAATCACGTCACAATTTGATTCAGACCCACTATTGAAACTAAAATCACGTGAAGTTGACCTAAGAGCGATGGAAAATGAAAGAAAAAGAGAAGCTGACCAGACAAAAGCTGATTTTGACAGAGCAAAATTGATGCAAGCAAGAGAATTAGCTGAAGATAAGATGGATCAGAACGAAGAATTAGCAGAATTACGTGCTGGAGTAAGTCTTGCAAAAAAAAATAATGCTAATATAAACTAGTAAAGGTAAAAAACTATGATGAACTATAAAAAAGCAAAACAAATGGCAGTTCCAAGTCAAAATGTTGAAGTAGATCCAAGATCTAAGACAACTGCTGACGGTTCTTTTAACAATATTCCTACTGGGGATAAAGAAAAAGTAAGAGGAACTAAAAGAATGTTAGCTGAAAAGAAAAAAGAAGCTACTTGGTACTAAATTATGTGGTTTAGCGCAATAAAGCTGGGTTTAAACGCGGCAACGCACATCTATAAGAAAAAACAAGAAACAAAGATGGCGATGGCAGACGCACAACACATGCATGCTGCTAAAATGGCTAAAGGAGAGAGCGAATACCAAGGCAAATTATTAGAAGCTAGACAATCGGACTGGAAAGACGAGTTCGTGCTCCTCGTGTTAACGGCGCCCATATTGGTGATCGCTTGGGGGGTCTTCAGCGACGATCCTGGAGCAGCAGAAAAGATAAAAATGTTCTTTGAACAGTTCCAGCAGCTCCCGTCATGGTTCACAAATCTTTGGATCCTTGTAGTGGCGTCAATATATGGTATAAAGGGTACACAAATATTTAAGGGAGGCAAAAAATAATGCGTAAAAAATTATTAGAGTTTTTAGTACCTAAACCAAAAATTAATAAAACAAAATTAGATAAAGCTAAAGGAAAATTGGATGTTGCTAAACACAAAACTATAATGTCTAAAGAAAAATTAAATCAAACGTTGTTTGAAATAGAAAATAAACAACCTTTAACTTTTAGTAGTCAACGTGGAATTAAAACTAAATCTAACACTGAATTAAAAAAAGAAAAAAAAGCTGAAAAAGAAAAAAAATTTAAAAAAACAATGGATGATAATAAAAAAGCCATAACAAGAATTTTTAATGCACCTAAAAACTTTAACAAAGGTGGTAGAGTTGGTCTTAAAAAAGGTGGTGGATCTGATCTAGGAATGCAGAGTGTTAAACACGGTATAGATAATAATCCAAATATAAC